TACATCCCTTGGTATCGTGAGCGCAACGGTGTTGCAGAACTTGTTATTGGTAAGGAAGCGCCTATCCGTATCGGTAGCATCGCCGAGCAACCATACCTGCACGAGTTAGTTGGCGGTGACAGACCTATTCTGGACTTCATGACCAGCGCCGTGCAGAACACAAACATGTTGGCTGACATGGGACTGCGCAACACCGCAACTAAGAACGCTGTGTTTGAGTTGGTCGACATGAAGTTGGCAAAGATTGTTGGCGCATCTTCTGGACCGAACATTGTCAAGTTCAAGAAAGACGGCAAGGACATGTATGCCAGCATCGAGACTGACAAAGAAGGCATCCCTGCTGACATACTTGTTAAAGGTATGGAAGGTATTCCCACACAGATGCCAGCCATATGGCGTCTCATGGCTATGCCATCGCAACTGTTACGTAAAGCCGTTACCCTAAGCCCTTTGTATGCGGCTAAGCAGTTGTTCCGTGACTCTGTGGCGGCACCTATCTTGTCTGGCGCTAACTTTACGCCTGTGTTGGGAGCGCTCAAAGAAGTTAACAGTGCAACCAAGAAGACGTTGGAGCGACGCGGTGTTACTGGCGGTCAGGTGTTTACAGGTACATCCGAAGACCTGACTAAGATTCTGCGTGACATTACAGACGGCAAACCCGGCTGGATGAATTTGTTGGCTAAGGCAGAAGCGCTCAACATGGAGGCGGATGCCACCACACGTCGTGCACAGTACAACAGTTACATTGAGCAAGGGCTGTCCGAGATGGAGGCTACGCTGATGTCGTTGGAGTCTATGAACTTCAACAAACGTGGCGCATCTCCCAGCGTGCATATTGTTGGCGCTTTGATTCCGTTCTTTAATGCGCAGATTCAAGCACTCAACGTGTTGTACAAGTCGTTCACAGGCAAGATGCCGTTTAACGAACGCCTCAAGATACAGCAGAAGTTGTTGCAACGCGGNGGTTTGTTGGCGGCGGCTACTTTGGCTTATGCCGCCGCGATGCAGGACGACGAAGCCTACAAGAATGCTACACCTGAGCAGAAGTACGGCAACTGGTTTGTGCGCATCCCCGGTGTTGATGAGCCTGTCCGTATCCCTGTGCCGTTTGAGATTGGCTACATCTTCAAGGCTATACCAGAAGCGCTGTTTAACTCGATGACAAACGAGCACGGCGACGAAGAAGCGGTCAAGGCGTTCAAGCAAATCTTGTTGCAGACACTCCCCGGAGGTACGTCGTACGGCATACCGCAGGCGGCTAAGCCGTTGATTGAGTACGGGCTAGAAAAGTCGTTCTACACAGGGCGTGACATCTTGTCTGCGCATGAGAAGAGTTTGTTGCCGGAAGAACAGTTCCGCACCAATACATCTGAGGCCGCCAAAATGCTTGGTAAAGCAACGGGGCTTTCTCCTATCAAATTGGAGGAGTTAGTCAAGGGATATACCGGTACGATGGGACTAGCGTTCCTTCAAGCCGTAAGTCTTGGCATACCAAAAGGCAATACGCCAGAGCAAGCCGCCGCAAGACTGTCCGATCTACCGCTTGTTGGCGGAGCGTTCCAACCCAACGATGCGGCTGGCATCATCAACGCTACCTACGATCGGTTCGAGGACGCTATCAAACTTCAGCGTACTGTCGACAGCATGTTTAACGAAGGACGCGCCGCCGAGGGCATGGCACTGTTAGAAGCAAACATGAACGAGTACATGGCGGGTGAGATGGGCGACTACTTCACGACACAGATGAAAGAGTTGACGCAACTTGAGAAAGCCATACAGGCTATGGACATCAGTCCAGCGGAGAAGCGTGAGCGTCTGTCTGAGGTTCGTCAGTTGAAGATATCCGTAGCCGCGTCAAGCCGCCGGGCAGTCGACGAAATAGCACCCCGATAAGGCCGTTGTAGATACCCACAGTGGCTTTCATCTTGTAGCGGTACTGGAGCGCGGCGGACATGCCGCGCTCCCTAATCCTATCTACGTCTAGCCCCGCGACAAAGAAGCAATCATGCGGCTTTAGGTTGTCCAACGGATAGATTTGCTTCATCCACGATGTCCGATCTACAACTTATGTGCATGACGTTGACCCGCATACTTGGGCCGTTTGTCCGCGCCAGCATATCTTTCTTGACGTAGTGCACGGTGAACAACTGCTCTAACTGTTCGCAGAAGTCGTCGTACCCGTAACTCATGTTGACGCAGTGTTGTTTAAGCAACTGCTCCTCGATGTAGTACTCGATGTACCCCGGCGTTAAGAGATCATGCTCCACCCTGCCCAGCACCTTCGTCTTCGTAATCGACTTGTCGATCGTCTCTCCGCTACCCCATGAGGCAAGGATGCGCTTCTCTTCGTTGCGCTTAATGATGACGAAGCCGCCGTAGTTGTTGCCGGTGTAGGCGTTGAGCACGTCCTCGGCTGTGCGGATGTTGCTCTTGAACTTGGCGCGGGCATTAGCCACCACCTTTTTCAATGACTCGATGATGCCCTCGATCGGCAACTCAATAATGTTGGCGTACTTTGGTCCGAGCAAAATGGCGGCAGCCACGGTGACTGTGCACCCAGCGTGCCAGTAACGCTCCAAGTCAGCAAACTCCATCATCTCCTTGAGCCGTGCGTCTACCTTGATCAGCATCCGCTTGGCAACGTCTTGGTGAGTGACCAGCCAACGAATCCACGCCTCTCCCGCCACGCCGTAGTTCTGCTTCAGCCCTTTGAGTTTCTCGCGTTCTTCCGCCGTCCACTTGAGTTCTTCTGATGGGTTCCACTCCAGCATGCGGTTTAACTCGCCGTTGGAACTGAAAGTCCTAGCACCCGCCATGTAGTCGAGCAACTGCACATTGGAAGTCATCGTGCCCGTAGCCGCCCACGTACTGTGGTTGATACGCTCTTTGTTAGCGCCAGCCTCCATCCGTTCTTTGCCCAAACCCTCGGCATAGTCGAAGATGAAAGTTGGTGCCCACTCCATGTCTGCGCGGCTACGGCTGGTGATCTCGTCAATCAGCAAGGGCAAACTGTTAAGCAAGCCAGCGCGTTGCATCATGGCTACGGGGGACGTACTCTTGCCGGTGCGGTAGCGCACGGGGTGACCCCACACGCCAGCCTTGGCGCTCAGGGTTAAGGACTTACCCGTACCTGATTGGCGTGAGCCGATGTGCCACATGAAGCCCTCGTACTCGGTGAACTTCATGAGGGTTGAGCCAAACGAGTCAGCACAAGATGCCAGCGTGTCGTACATCTTCTTGGACTTGAATATCTCCCAGACCTCACGCCAGCCGTCGAGCGTGCCTTTGCTGTTGGTGTTGCGGTTGATGTTCTCAAGCCCCGGCATGGGGATACGCGTCTCGCGTCCGTCTTTGGTGAACACGCGGTTGTTGTAGACGAATGACATGTCCTCTTGCCAGCCACATTGGAACGGCACGACGATAGCCTTCTTCTCCATCGACGCCTTCTCAACGCTTGCCAACACGTAGTCGTACAGGTTCTTTTGATGGAAGCCACCAGCCACAATGTTCTGACTAGCCAACCACTTGAGGGTCTCGTCCTTACTCACGATTGATCGCTGTGGGAAGTTGAGCGTGATCACGCCCTCGGGGCGTACAGCCGCCATGTGAATCAGATGGTCGTTCTCCTGCTTGAGCAAGTCAACCACAAACAAGTCGTAGCCAAGTATCTGCACCTCTTTGGTTATCTTCTTGCCCTCGGCGTCCTTCTCCTCCACGGTGCGGTAGACGCCACCATTCTTGCCATAACTAAAGCCTCGTGGGGGCACGGGGCGGGTGATGGTCGGCGCTGTGTCTTTGGCTCCTTCTTCGTCAAAGTCCGCATCAAAGTCCTCGTCGACTGACTCCGGCTCAGGCGTGAACGTCTCAAGCGCAATGGTCTTCTCGGTGTTGTCCGTCTGTATCTCACGCCCAAGGATGAGCGGGTTGGTGATCTTGCCCCAGTGCGGGCACTTAGGGCAGACCCCTAGATTCTCCCTGTCCATCTTGGCACAGGCGTAGGGGCCTTTGATCTCCGCCAACTTCTGGTGCATGCGCTCCAACGGGTACGGGTGCATGTCACTCAACTCAATCGCATGCTCCATGCCGTCTGCGCACTTCTGCGTCCATGACAGGATGCCACGCCACACAGGTTCTTTGCCGTCTTCTGTGGCTGTCGCTATGTAATCGTCGATCTGAGCACAGCCCTTAGCGCGGATATTGGCAAACAACGTGATGCTGTTCTCCACCATCTTGACTTGGTTGGCGTCAGGTTTACGGGTTGGGCGTGTGCCCTCAATCTGCTCACTAGGCGTGGGCATGACCGGAGCCACGAGGTTGCCGTACAAGACCTTGGAGAAGTCCTCAAGGTTAAAGACATCGCCTTCCTGCAGTATGCGCACAGGGCGCGGCGTCGTGTACTTCTTCTTGTAGTTGGTCGTCTCAGGCACCCGTAGGATACGGGCGAGATCAGCGGACACAGTCTCGTCTATCTTGAACCCTTCTTGGTTGCACAGTTCCTTTAGGTTCTCTGCAAGAGGTTGCCAAATAGATGCGGGGATGGAATCCACCAAAGGCCAGTANACATGGAGTCCNCCGCCGGAGTCCACCACCCAAGGGTTGCCAAGTTTGTTAAACCCAGTCTTGTCTAAGAACGCGTCTAGCGCTAGAGCGGCTTCCTTCTTGCTGGCATAGCCGTCCAAATCCACAAAGAACGAGCGCACAAACTGGGCGTTAGCCGAGCCGCGCTTCTCGTCGAATGTGGAGACTGCGAAGAAGCAGTCGTACTTGAGTTTATGCCAAGCGTCTACCTTAGCAACGATGTCAGCAAGGTTGTCTGCATAGAAGTGTTCCTTCTTTTTTGTGAGTTCTACCGCGCAATACAGGCCTTCGCCAGAGGACGGCAAAACCACCGCTAGAAAATCAGCGGGTGTCATGTGTATCCTTTGGTTATTGGTTGGCTACTGCTACGCCAGCGGCAAAGCCTTCTTCAAAGGCTTGCTCGTACATCTTGTTCTGTGCGCTNAGAAGTGTGTCGTTCTGNTCTACCAAGACAGCCATGCGTTGTAGCAACACGTTGCCCCAAGCCTCCGACAGACCTTTAGGGTTTTCCAGTAGCGCGTAGCGCAGTAGTTCGTTGTCAGTCAGGGTGTCAGGTCGAAGGTTTTGCATGTTGTTCTCCACGCCACGTCAGCATTAGGCGAAGTTTTTAGTATAGAAAGAAGCGCCTCGACTATGGGTCGATACGCCACGAAGACCTCACCCCCCGCGAACCAGTTGTAGACAGACTGGCGCGATGCACCAGTAGCCTTAGCAATCTTAGTCACGGGGAAATCAAGGTGCACCGCCCAACGCCCAAGTTGGTTTCCCAAAGTCTTAGGCGCTTTCTTAACGGTGTCTATGATTTGCGGTGAGTAAGCCATTACTCGTTCTCGTCCCAATCATCAACCATAGCGGCTAGGTTGCTTTTCTTGGCGGGTACAGCGTTTGGCTTCTTCTCTTCCTTACGAACAACTGGCTCGTCGTCGCTTTCCTCCACTGGATCAGGTTTTTTCTTTGCCTTTGGAGCAGGGGCGGGGGCTTCTTCCTCCACAGGAGCGGCTACGGCAGGAGCAGACTTGGCGAACGTCATGGTGACAGCACGCTTGGCTTCGGGCGAAGCGCCTTTGGCTTGGCATGTTTCGTTCTCGTCCTCGGTCAACCAACGCATAGTCTTGAAGAATAACTTGGGTGACTCAGACTTGGTGTCGAAGCGCATACGGGTGATGACCTCGCTTGGGTCAATGTTCTGCGCACCCAACCAACGAGCATACGCCTGAAGTGGACGATTCTCTCCGTCTTCCTTACCAAACACAGATGTGGCAGGGGCGGTCAACTGGAGGACATCTCCGTCCATATCATTAGCCAACACTACGGCAAGACGTTGTTGGTAACGGCAAGCACGGCTATTACCTTGACCAGAGCCCGCGACGTTCTTTTCACACGCAGCACAGGTAGATGCTTGGGGGTTCTCTGCATCAGGTGCGGGCTTGTCACCATCTTGTGAGTAGCAGTCAGGTGAACTGCTTGCGCCGTCATAGGACTTGGCGTACCACACACGGCTTACTTTAGGTGCCGCGTTCACAATCACCACGTCAAGGTAGCGCTCTTCAATCGCGGCAACTTCTTTGCCACTGGCGATCAAACGAAACACACCGCCCTTGATGGAGATGTTTTTACCGCCACCACCTGCGCCACCACCGGCTAGGGCTTTGGCTACTGCGGACAACTCACCGCGCTTCTTTGCGAAGGCGGGTACTTGGGATGGGTTAAATACTGCTACGTTGCTCATTGTTGTTCTCCTTTAAGAAAGTTTAAAAATACCTCGGCGTTGCCGATAGTTTGTTGGGCGGTCGACATACCGCCATTGTTTTTGTGTAGATTCATTGCATAGCCAAGCGCGCTGTCACGCAACCATCTATCACTACGCTCTTCGTCAGCAACACTAGGGGTTGCTACTACTTCTTCTAATGCGACTTCTTTTACTTTTGTCATTTTGTGGGTTTCCTTACAGATATGCCGTACTCGGTCATCGAGTTCAGTCCGGGGGGTACAACTCCGGGGTTCTCTTCCAAAAAGCGTTTCATGTTGAGTTGCGATATGCGCTGTTGAACTAGGTCAAGCGCGTCGTACTGTTTCATGAACTCTTTGAACGAGTCCCAGTCTTGTGTGTTGTAGTTTGTCACTGTGGACAACACTACTGTGCCTTGGTCTGTGCGTACAGACTTCACGCCAAGTTTCAACATCTGATCTTTGAGCGCGATCTTTACGACTTCTTGTTGCGCCTTGATGGCTTCAACTTGCGTCTCGTACTCACGGGTCAACTGCTGAACCTTAGCCGCCATCTTGCGATAGACCTTGGCTAACTTATCCATCGGCACAGAGGCGATCTCCTCTGCATCGAGCGAGGGCGGTGCCTCGACTTCATCATCAATATCTGTCATTTTGCTTCTCCTGTTTTTGTCTAGTGTTTGACATCATACACACAGTTTTGTCCAATGCAACTCCTTTCTTTAAAAATATTTTTTAATCCCGCAGTTCTTCTGCGAACATGTCAGTCAAAAGAATACTGTCGTTAACTTTTGTGTTCATCGCCTTAAAAAGTTTTTTCTCTATCGGGCTTGACTCAATGTGTACCACAGTGACTTTGTCGGAATCTTGGCCTTTACGATCGGCGCGTGCTATGCACTGCACATACTGTTCAACAGACATCAACGGACCGAAGAACACAACTGTGTCAGCGGCGGTTAGGGTAATCCCGTGTGCCGTTGCTTGCGGTTGCAACACCAGTACGCGTATGTTGTCGGTAGTCTGAAAGTCGTTAATGATCTGCCCACGCTTGGTAGCAGTTACGTCGCCGTGTATCTGCCCTACGCCGTAGCCTTGCTTGGTTAGGTGCGTGACGATGGTGTCGATGCTTGAGCGGAACAAAGCAAAAATAATCACTTTCCTCGATGTCTCCTCCAGTATCTCGCCGAGCACATTCAAACGAGGGGCGGCATCGAACTCAACAACCTCCCTATCGTCTGTGTACGCGGCACCACAACTAATCTGCAACAACTTGCTCACCACCACACCGGCATTGACCGCGCTGATCGTTTCACCCGCCGCTTGTGCAAGCATCTGCTCTTTGAGCAGTCGGTAGTATTTGTTCTGTTGCGGTGTCATAGGCACCTCACGCGTCACCGTGATCACAGGGGGCAAGTCAAGACATTGTGCTTTGGAGAAACGTATTGCTGGTTGAAGCGCCATGAATACTTTCTCTCTTGCGTCTGGCTTTGGTGCCCACTTGAACATGGTGATCTTGTTCATGACCTTGTCGCGCCATGCCGTTTGAAACTTAGGCACACCATTAGGATTAACTAAGCGTGCAAGACCATACGCATCAACTGGTGACTGCGATGCAGGAGTACCCGTCATCATCCACAGGTATGTCTCAGGCTTGATGATTGACGCTAAGGCTTTCCATCTGCGTGTGCTTGGGTTCTTGTATGCGTTGGCTTCATCGACGATCACTAAGTCAAAGCGCCCATCGTTGTTGATCTCGTTTGCAATTAAGTTCAAGCCGTCGTAATTAGCGATAACGATCTCGTACTTCTGCTGAATCATCTCAATGCGACGTGATGACTGCGCGTGATGCGCCACAACTGCTGAACGATGAATGATGCTGTTGCCTATGTCTCCCATCCAAGCGCTGTGCATGATTGAGAGCGGACACAAGATAAGCACACGACGAACGTCGCCACGATTCATCAAGTAGTCCGCCGCCCACAGCGCAGACAAAGTTTTCCCAGTGCCGGGGTCATTGAAGCAGAACGCTCTGCGATTCATTGTGAGGAAAGCAGACGTCTCAATCTGATGCGCCATAGGCTTATAACGCCCTGCCCATGTGTAGCGCCTAGTGATAGGCGAGGGCACGTTCTTCACGCCTAGATTTTTCAACACCCTTACTTCATCAAGTCCCCAGTACACAGCAACCTCATAGATGCCGTTCTCTTCACCAACAACTTTGTGTTTGGGTATGACGTTGAACTTGTGCGGGTTGCGTGTGCGTAACAGCAATGCCTTGTCTTCAATTATCTCCATCTGCTTTCTCCAATATGTAGTAGTACTGCACTTCGTCTGTGTCTTGATGATGTATCTTTTCGTGGTGTAACAGCTTTCTATCGGCTAACTCTTGTCCGACATTAACAATGTCATCCCCACTAGAGGGCACGTCAGTCGTCAAGACCCCACGAGAACCAAACCTAACAATCCACAAGTCTCTCAGTACTTGTGTTGGCACATCTTTAAGGCCGGTGTTTCTGTTAGTGAACATGCTGTCTTTGGTATTGAAAGCCCCACGATAGTCACTCCAACCAGTCGAGTATCTTTCTGTTGCTTTGTATTTAAGTGTGCTCATGCGTCTTCCTTCAGCCGAGCCCAAGGCGTGCTGTCTCTGTCGTACGCTTCCATCTTGTTGTTCATATGCAAACGCGCAGATGCTTCGGGCCAAAACGCATCATCAAGGTCAGACACATCAATCCATGTATCGCCATACTTTGCTTGCCACAAATTAACAAGTTGCGACAAAGGTATTGACCACGCTTCATGTGTGTTGGGATTGAAACCTGTCTTTTGATTTTGATAGATGTGTGTCGTTACTGCTTGTTTAGTAGCCCCCATCGCTTGCGCTAAATGGTTTGTATAGCGTTGTGAAATTTGTGCTTCTTGCATTGCCTGTGCAGGGTTGTACAACCCTTGTGCTTCTTTCATCTTCATTTACTTCTCCTTTGTTACTCTGGTTTTCTACATACGTATCGCGCTCTATCGGTTAGATAGTGTTGTTCTAGTTCTCCCATTTGCTTGAGTCTTTTGTACGCAATAGCGAAGAACTCATCGTTCTCAATATCTTCTAAGTCAATCCACTCATTACCATAACGAGTTAGCCAGAGATCAAGGAGTGTGGCGACAGACGTATTAAACGCTTCGTGCTCCTTAATCTCTATACAGTTTGTCTGTACCTCGGGCCAACGATCTCGGTTGTTAGCGTGTGAGATTTTTCCCGTACTTGAAATCGTTGTGGCGGTTGCACCGCCGTTACCGATGCTAAGGGCGTAGTTATTTGATACTGTGGTCGGACTTCCTTGCAAAACTTCTATTCGCGGTTGCAGACTTAACGCGGAGGTTGCTTCTTGTTGTTGCGCCTCCTTTAGATAGGGGTTTCTTATGATCGACATCTTTTCCATCTCCTTTGTGTACCTTTCCTTCTTTCATTAACATGGCTCGGGCTTTGTTGCGTTCTGCACGCTTTTTGATGACCTCGGGCTTTTGCTCGTACTTTGCGTAGGACGGGCGGTCTGCGGGGTTTTTGTAAGGCATGAGTGTTCCTTT